CTGACAGTGCTAGTGCTACCCAATAAGGGACGGTAAGATCGAAGTTACTCAACCTCGTACCTCTTAGGCGCTGGCTCTGAAATTATGTTTCTGTTTACTGCTTCGTGTGGACGCTGCTCAATTTCAACTTTTTCTAGCTCTGGGTTATCTCCGTAAACCTTAGGCAGTAGCCTAGCTAGTAAGAACTTATCAGTATCAACTGCTAATCTAGCTAATTGAACCGTTGCAGGATCAAGGCGCTTATTGCCACCTTCATCAAAATAGTAATCTAAGAAGTCTTTGGGTCTATCTCTAAGCCTATCGCCAATACCTCGGATCTGCTGCTCTCGTGCATGCGCGTATCGCGTGTTAATTGGCCCTTTTAAATCATCACTTCTAAGCCATGTTCTAAAAGTGCTCTCGTCTGTCTTAGTCTCTTTGCAAGCCTGTCTCTGGCTTTTGCCTTCTTCTATTTTGCTGCAAATCTTCTCAAAGACTGCTTTGTTAAAGGTGCTTTTTCGGCCCCTCTTTGCGGCCATGTGCTTATCATCATAATTAAGCTAATAAAAAAGCCGCCTTAGAATTCACTAAGACGGCTCAAGGTAGGTGTGTGTGTATCGTGTGATCTGTTTAGTGCCTCGGCCTTCCAGCCTTATACTCTGTAGGAATATAGTTTCTTTGTGCTGGTTCCCAGTTATCAGGTAGCGGCATCAAGTCGCGGTCTATTAAAGAATCTTCTAGAGCTTCCTTAACATACTTTATCGCCCTAGCTAAATCCTTTTCGCTTACCCCCTCGGCTTCTGCGACTCTTTTAGTTCCGTACTCCGATGGATAACGCTTCATCCAATAGCCGTATGCCATCTTTTCTATCCTGTTAAGCTTCGTGTATAGAAGCGTAAAAGCGTAAGCTATACCGCACCATACTCGATGAGGATGATTCGGATCTAACTCGCTAAAGCTTGGCTTACAGCCGCCTTGTGGTTCTATTGTCTGGGATTTCTGTCTAGTTGGGCAAAGTGTTATATAGTACTCGATAGCACTATAAAGCGTTTCAAATTTAATGCTAAATTTTTGGGGCACTTTCTCTATAGTAATGTTCTCATTGTTTTGCATGTCAATCAATATGCTCCCAGTTAAATAGTTTTAGCATTTAGCAAAGATCCGAGAGTGAGATTAGTTAATATTTCGTGTACTTTTTTTCTATTTCCAAGATCTTCTAAAACCTTCAATAGTTTCTGTTGGGCTTCGTATGCTTCGGGGTGAAAGATTGCTAAACACCATAGACAAGTCCAGGCAGGGAATGGCTCTGGGTGTTCTTCGCTTAACCACTCAATGGCATCGTATTTAATGGCGTTAGGTCTTAGGTATGTCTTGCCCTTAACTTTGATCTGAACGGTATCTATTGCCCTAGCGTCAAGCACTTGCCTAACTAGAAGCGCTGCGACTAGTGCGCGTTCTGGCGTTAGTTCGTGGTTAATCTCATAGAAAGAGGTAGTGTTTTCTAGTTTATCTGGAATTGGATCGGCTGCGTGGATGTCTTGCTCTAGTATCTTTAGATCTTCTATCAAGCTGCTCTCCTAAATCTTTGTTTATTCTTAACTATAACCGGCTCTCCTGGCTTGCCGATCTGAAATAGTTCTATGACGTTTCTTTGAATTACTTCGGGATAGTCTGACAAGTAGGAAGCCCAATAGAGCATCGAATACTTCTCGGTTGATTTGCTATGTATCCAGCTTTGAGATTCTGCGATCTTCTCTAGTGTTTTCCTTCTGCCATAATCTAACCGCTTTCTTCTTTGAAAGTTCTTACCAGTTAAATAAGCGTTATGTCGTCTAATATCTTCATCAACTTGCAAGATGACGTTAGCGGCTAGCACTTGCTCTGGTAATAGATTGCCTGGGCAGATGTCCTCTGCTTTAAATCTATAACTCATGCGGCCTCAAGATATTTTTTAAACTCTGCCCTGCCTCGGTGTAACATAGATTTAACTGCGCCATTTCCTACGCCTAGAATTGTCGCTGTTTCTGGGCTTGTTAATCCGTCAATTCCGCGCATCTCTAAAACTGTCCGCCATCTTTTATTCACCTTTAAAAAAGCGCCGTCTATTTTATCTCGTAAGAATGGATCGCTTAAAGCTTCGAAGGTATTATCAGTGTAGAGCACATTCTCTAACTGCTCATGCGCTAAATTCCTAAAGCAATGCTTGTTGTATCTTAGCTTCATTAAACACTCGTTATGAGCTACGCGATAAACCCAAGTATTAAAAGCCGAATCACCTTTAAAGGATTTAATTTTGCTCATAACGGCATAAAAGATTTGATTAGCTGCTTCCTCTGCATCTTCAAGGCTAGGCAACATACGGCTACACTTGCTATAAATTTTAGGCGCGTACTCTTTATAAAATCTTTCTTGTGCGCTCGGATCTTGTTTCTTAAGGCCAGCTATTAAAATTTCGTCGTTATCGATCATTAATTCATCCCCCCTTTAAGTTGAATATGATTAGAAGAGACTGAATATTTTATTTCCACGCCGAGATTGTTAGCTTCATCAACATAAGGCGTAATCTCTTCAATGCTAAATCCGTACTTCTTTTCGAATTGAGAAATAGCCCTGAGAATTTCTTTATTTACTGCGTCTAAGTCCTCTTGGATTTCGTCTATCGTGTATCCGCTCATTTATAAGATGGCTCCAAGTAATTCTTAAGATAATTTCTAAGCTCGTTAGCAGTTGATAAACAACCTTGTGCGCCGTTGTCTGCATCGCACCACTTATCTATTAATGAAAGCATCCAAGCTTTATAATCTAACATGCCTTCCTCTCTTGCCCTTGTTAGCTTGCGCTCTATTTCTTTATCTTGCGCTTCCCCGATCATCTTGGTTTTCCTTTGTAGATTTTTATTTTAGTTTTGGAGTAGTTAAGGCCCTTAATGGCTCCCATCCTATACGCATCCTTGCGGCAACCATCGAGCAATCTATATTATACAACTCGCACCACTCGGCCCTTGCTCTTGTTTCTCCATTGATAGTTATAAACCTAGTAGCTCTAGTGTTTCTCTGTTGAGTTTTTTTATTAGCCCATCGGCAATTTGCTTTTGAGTAACCCTTAGAATTATCGATGCGGTCTAGGCTTGTGCCTTCTGGCCTTTCTCCCATATCCTCTAAAAACTTTTCAAAAGTGCCCCAATCTTTTGAAATATCAATGCCCCTGCCCTTATAATCTTTTGCATTGATTGCCGTTCCTGAGTGTGCTCGTTGCCTCATCTGTTCCCATGAAACATAAGTGCGGCTTCTTTTTCCGCTTGTGTGCCCATGTGTTTTGCTAGTAGTAGATTCAGCTAACAAGCAACCACATGATCGAGTATGCCCACTTTGAGCGCATCCAATCTCGACTATTTTTTTACCTCCGCACGAACAAGAACATTCCCAATATTTTCTTCTTCCTTGTTTATGCGAAAATTTTAAAACAGTTAACCGTCCAAACTTTAAACCAGTATAGTCTTTAAGGATTCTCATGTTCTTGGTTTCCCTGTATAAATCATAAATTCGTATTCGGGATAAAGTGCTTGAACTAGTTTTTTCTTAAGCCTAAAAACGTCCGTAACTACACCCTTCGCATCTCCTATTACCCATTTATTTTTTAGCTTGTCATAAAAAAAGTAATCAGCCACATAAATGCAAATCTGCTTTCCTGCAACCGTTATTACAAATTCTTTTTGTAATTCTAAATCTGATATTAAATCGCAAGTACCTAATGTTTTTAAATACTCGTACCACTTAGATTCAAGCTTTGAATCAAACATGATGCCATCAACTTTAGTCTTGATGGCTCCGTATTTGCCGCGCCGTTTAAAGCCGGATCGCCTCATCCTTTCGCCTTTTTCTTGCTTGGTTTTTTGGTCTGTATGTTGGTAAAAACCTCTGGTTTAATATCTATAACTTTCTCGCCAGCTTTTATTTTTTGCAAAGATCTAATCGTTCCGTCAGGAAATACTATTTGCTTCTCTGTTGTTCTTTCGCATGGTGTAGCTGAAAAACCTGAAAAATAAGCATATTCATAATTAGAGCTTAACTTAGTCTGATATTTTAAAAGCTTCTTTAGTTCTAACAATTCTTCTTCTAGCTGGCTTATTCTATCTTCGTTGGAAACATGAGAGATTCCAGATCCAATAGTTACTGAACATGAATTATAATCGCTTCTATCCTTCGTTAAAAAATTCCATAATCCCATTATTTAGTTCCTTTCTTTTTAGCTTGTTTTTTAGGCAATCTCTCAACTATCGCGTTGATCAATTTTCCAACTATTAAAGCGTTAAACTCTAGTATCTCGATCCTCTCTTCTAGTGTTGGTTGCTTTTGCTTCTTAACTTTTTTCTTAATCATTTTTTTCTTCTCCAAATATCTTGTTTAAATCCTTCATAACTTTTCGTGCCTGAGCTTCGTCTAGCCTGTAACTTCTACCGCCTAACAATAAAATCACATGTTGCCCTTCGCGCTGGAATGTCGGCGCGACTTCTTCCGGCCTGGCTGGTAAAGATAATCCTGGAATCTGTAGCCCTGGCTTTTTATCTAGATGTAGATTCATTCGGCTCCTTTAAATTAATTGCAGCGACTAAAATATTAATTAACTTCTTTAAATCGTTTAGCTCTTTAACCTTGATGTCTATTTGCAACTCTTCGCCACCACTCAACCAAGCGGTAAAAAATCCGTCTGACTCGCCTTTTTGGATCGAGGTTATTCTCATGTATTCTTCCATTCTGTATGAGTCTTAACGAATAACGGCTGAAAAACACTGACTGCATAAATAAACCAAAAACATTGCCAGTAACTAAGCTCTGGTAAATTTAGCGGCTGCGATAAATATTCTAAGCACCACATAAGAATGAGCGACCTTAAAAATAAGAATCCTATAAGCTCAATAATTTTATTAGTTGCCTTATTCATCTCCATATCTCCAAAACTTCGCTTCCGTTTCTTCTCTCTTTAGTCCCTCGAATCTTCTCTGCTGCCTTAAGCTCTGAGAACCGCCCACTAATCGCGTTGAACGGCTTGCCAAGCATGACCGCTATCTCTTTGCCTGTTAGTCTCTTATTAACCGCTAGTAGCTCTAGGATCTGCGCTTGCGTTATCGCCTTAGATGAAAGCTTCGGGTTAGCTGCTTTGCTGTTTGCGTTGCCTTTGTGCTTTCTGTATGTGACATCGAATATTGAAGTTTGGTTCATAGGAAGATCCTTTGAATTTGTGCTATCGATGCACAAAGCCAACCTAAAGAAGCCGGAGTATTCGAACCAATAATATTTAGTATTAGATTTGCTAAATAAATAATTAATACTAAAAAATCTAAAAGGTTTATGCGATTCATATCTTCATCCTTGAAAGTTAAAAGCTAAAAAGGTATATCGCTATCGTCGTATTCAATAGGCGTAGCACCTGGCAAAGATTGCGGAGCTTGTATTTCCGGCTCTTTTCCTAATCCTCTAAATGCTTGCGTAAACAAACTAGCTAGAGGCTCTAAGTCTGAAGCCCAGATAGAAGTTTTAATTTCTACCCATGTATCACTATCTTTCTTCTTGTAGCTTTTCTTAAAAGTTAGCTTTCCATCGCCCCAATCTGCGATCTCATAGCCTTTGAATTTATAATTGTTTAGTGGTCTGCTCATGCTAATGCTCCATTAAAAATTGATCTGGATGAATACCGCCATTGAACTGTACGACGGCTTGCTCTGCGCTCTCCATGTCTGGATGCACTCGGATCAAATAAGGCTTATCAGTGCTAGGGCACTTCATCCTTAATGCTCTGTAGCGTGATGGGTAAGGATTGTTTTGAGCTTCTACTAATTCATAATCAGAAACTTTAGATTTAAAAGTTGAGATAGTTTTAAGCTGTAAAACTTCCGCGACTCTTTCGCTTGGAATGTTTTCTAGTAAAACTCTTTTTATCTCTTGGTTTTCTTCTGTAAGAATCCAATTAGCATCCCAATTTTCTGATTTAATTGATCCATATTTTTCTGGAAGTCTTACGCCGTTAAACCCATAAATCCCAAAGCCATCTTTATATTCAACCGCCATTTTCCCATCTGCGTGAATAACTCCGCGCTCGTTTAAAAAACAATGAATAGGTTTTTCGGACAGACAAGCAATGTTTGTTCTAGGAATCCACCAACCGCATTGCTCCGCTAATTGCATTAACGGTTTTAATTTGTCGCATACTTCTAGATTGCAAACTTCCGAAAAATAATTATAAAAGCCTAACCAAGCTGCATCATGAGACCCGTAGACAGAAGCCCCGACAGAAGCCCTGACAGAAGCCCAGACAGAAGCCCCGACAGAATCCCAGACAGAAGCCCCGACAGAATCCCAGACAGAAGCCCCGACAGAATCCCAGACAGAAGCCCTGACAGAAGCCCCGACAGAAGCCCTGACAGAAGCCCCGACAGAAGCCCTGACAGAAGCCCCGACAGAAGCCCCGACAGAAGCCCCGACAGAAGCCCCGACAGAAGCCCAGACAGAAGCCCTGACAGAATCCCAGACAGAAGCCCTGACAGAATCCCCGACAGAAGCCCTGACAGAAGCCCAGACAGAAGCCCTGACAGAATCCCAGACAGAAGCCCTGACAGAATCCCCGACAGAAGCCCCGACAGAATCCCAGACAGAAGCCCCGACAGAAGCCTCGACAGAAGCCCCGACAGAAGCCCAGACAGAAGCCCCGAAAGAATCCCCCGTTTTTAGATTCAATTTTCCTGATCGCAAAATTGAATCACCTATCGCTAAGCTTAAAGGAGACTCGAACCAAACAAACATTTTTGGCTGTTCCAATCCGACGACCTTATAAGCATCAATTACTGATTGCTCTGCTTTTTTTCGGTCACATGGCTCGGTTGATAGCCCAATGGCTAGCCACTTTTGGCGAAACTCGTCCATTCGCTTAGATTGTTCGGGTGTGAGTTTTTCTATTTTATTCATAACTCACCTAATCTAAAACCTTAGCCCAGCCGTCTTCTTTCCATTCTTGCTGAATGAAAAACTCATAGTCGCCTTGAGGTAGTCTGATTGCGTCATGCTCTTCATGTGTGAGTAGCGCGAATTCAGACATCACCTTTAAATAAGTTTTGTCTTCGTACTTAAAAACTTTAGCTAAGCCTTCAGTGATTTGATGCTTATGATTTGTAACTTCTCCTAGAGCCAAGATCGGTTTGTCTTGCTCAACCCCTCGTACCTTCTTTGCTAGAATTAAAATTACATCCCCATGTCTCCAAGCTTTTTCTATATTTTTCATGCTGCGATCCCCTTCGTAGTTTTGTTTAATAAATCCTGAGTTAGCTTTTTGTTTCTTGCGATTTCTTCCGGCGTTAGATTCCTGCGTGGTGGCGGTAGTGCGACTTCTTTCGGCTGTGGTCGCGGTGCTTCCTGCGGTTTTTGGTAGGGCTTCGTGCCGCCGTAATCGCGGCCCTTCTGAAATTGAGAGTTTAACCGCTTGAAGTTTCTAAGGTACGCCATGCAATCGGCTGGCACTGGCTTGCCGTCTTTTTGAAGAACGTCACTAGCTGCGGCGCATAATTCTTTTGCGGCTGCTTTGTCTCCGTGAAAGTTATTAAGAACTAGCTCGTCAAATTTATCTTTCTCAAGTTTAATACAAGGCAAATCTATTATATATAAATTAGATCTAATCTCTTCTGATCTAATCTTATCTGCTTCGTTTGCTTCGTTTTGCTTCGCTTTGCTTCCCGAATTTCTGGAAGTACCTGATTTTATTCCACCTTTTCGCCCTGCCTCTGACCTAGTTAGTGATACTTTACTAGCTGTCTCGAATGTCTCTAAAGCCTTCTTTGAAGCAAACCTGTTTGCTTGAAGCAAAAATAATTTTGCTTCGATTAGCTTCGTGATTGCTTCAGTTACTTCTTCTGGAGTCCATCCAATTTCAGATCCTAGCCCCTCGGAAAAGATCTGATCTAGCTCTATCCAACCGTCATTAGTTTGGTAAAGAATCTCAACTATCCAGATAAAAAATCCGTATGCCCTAGCCTTGTCTTGATACTGAGATAAGAACCATTTAGTGCCTGGATCTTGCCTTGAAGATAGATCCCACTTAATCCAGTTTTCCCTCCTCATTAAAACGCTCCAAGAAAATGAAGCGCTAGAACCCAAACAGATAAGCCGCCCGATATAACTGCAACCAAGATAAATCTATGTGCTTTAGGCATCGGCTGGTTTAAATAGTCGTAACACTCGGCACTAGCCGAACGTCTTGTAAAGGCTTCAGGATCTATAAATCCCCTCTTTTCTAGTAGGGTTTCACGCTCAATAAAGTTGTTTTTAATCTGGGAGTTTTTAAGAAGAGTTTGTTTAGCAAAGTTCATTATGCTGCCCTCCTTGTGTACTGTCTTGAAGGCTTAGTTAATGCCTCTTTAGGAGTCATTCCAACGCCAATTCTATAAAAAATTACATTGATAGCTATATTATATTGGTCGGCCCACTCTTGAGCGTGTTTAGTTTCACCATCTATTGTTAGAAATAACGATCTTCTTTGGTTTCTTTGTTGCTGAGAAGGCGTAGCCCATCTGCAATTACTTGGCTCGTAATTGCCGTCAACATTAATTCTATCTATAGAATATCTACCCTGTGGTCTTGGCCCCATGTCGGCTAAAAAGTTTTCAAAATTATCCCATCTTTCACAAACCTTAATGCCCCTACCTCCCCAATTCTCGAAGCCCTTAGCCTTAGAGTTTTGACATCGGCCTCTCATAGAGCACCAAGTTCTATATTCAGATGGGTATTTTTCTATGAATCTTTTTACATTCGGATAGTGAACCATCGCTAGGCTAGGATTTTGATAAATATTATCCGAGTCCCAATTATAAATTCGCCCCTTATGCGTTGCCTGTATTTTCCTGAAATTACGCTTTTTATTGCTTATGGGTGTTTTAGATTGTATATTCTGGTTAGCCATTACATTACCGTGTAATTGGCTTCTATCTCTTTAAGTTCTAAACTAACTTATTGAGACAAAAGGCTGGGAGAAATCCTGGCCTTTTGCTTTTTAGAAGCAAAATTTAATGGGACACGATAGAGGTAACTAATTGATTAAAAGCCTTGATTTATAAGGCTAATAGAAGATTTTTCTTCTAGTTCTCGGCCCTAAGACTAGTAAAAAAAATCAGCTAGTAATCCTAGCTAGTTCTCTATCTTCGTTCCCATTATTATACGAGCAAAGCCGTACATGCAAGATATATTTGCAGCAACTAAAGATTTATTTTTGACTCAATCTGTGCTAGGCATCCATGCCGATTTTGAAGGAGTCGCAACTTAGCACTAGCGCCCTTGCTACTCAAGAAATTAATCAGTTATTTTGATGTTAATCACAAAAGGCTTATGCCATCGATGCGCCGTGTATAGTCTCAGATAGTTTTTTAGTTCGCCTTTAACAATGAAAACATCTGGAGCTGATAGCTGCCTGAAAACTAGAGTTATAAAACCCCGATCAAACCTCTTAACATAAGCTTGCTCTAGGATGGCCGCTATGCGGTCTTTTTTGCGTCGAATATCTGCGATCAACTGTTCCCATGAGCAGTCAATATCTTGATGCCCTAGGGCTAATTGTAGCTGCCTATTTTGATTCTGGAGCTTGCGGATAGACTCATAGAGCTTATTTATTACCTCATTAGCATCGGCGTTCTCTGAATATTTCCGTTTGGTCATACTGCCCCCAAATCGATAGAGATGCCTCTAGACTAGAAATCGTTTTATAAATCCAACATTGACTCAACCAAAATAGAACCCTAGATAACCAGTTTTTTATTTCTAGCCCAAGGCAAAAAACGCGATAAAACCCCTACTTCAAACCTTTGAAATTTATTTTAGCTTCTCTAAAATCCCTGCAACCCTCGACAATCCATCGACATTAAACCGCAACATAAAGCAAATTCTCTAGCCTCTCTTTCTTTTTCAGTCGTGGCATCGAGTACATAGAGCTTCATCATTTGTCTGAATGGAGCATTTTTAACTTTATGCTTTTTGTAATATTGATTGCACCATTTATCAAAAGAGAGAGATGGCTCACTTGGTAACTCTAGTTTAAACTTTTCCATACTACCCCTAATTTAGCTTCTTGATGATTTGTTTAAGCTGCTCAAGAGTAATCACATCGCACTCTTTTGTTGGTGTAGACATTTTGGGTAACCTCCATGCCTCCCTCAACACCTCCTCAAGCAGCGCCGTTCTTTCGTGCCGAGTGTTCCAGGCTGTAATTGCTAGCTCTTTCGTTGCTTTATATTTTAGAGATACGCAAATAACATTCTCTTTAGCACAAGCAACGTGCCAACCATGTAAGCTAACTTTAAACAATTTAGGTTGCTTCCCACAAAACGGACAAGGTTTTAGCTCTGGCTTTGGTGTGGTCATTTCGCTCCTTTTTTATTATTACATGGCTGGCATAGTAGCCTTAAATTACTGGCTTCTGCTGTTCCGTTTTTTGCGACCGGTATAATATGATCTAATGTTAAATTATCTCCACATCCACAGAACTGACATTTTTTACCATCTCTATTTTCTACGTACTTTCTAAGCTTGCGCGACTTTACCCATATTAAATTTTTGAGTCGCTTACGTTCTTTGACTCTCTTTTCGGCTTCTTCAATCGAGCAGTCATATTTATTTGCGTACCAAGCAACCCTTTCTAAAAACTTTAGTTTTGACTTAGTTAAAGCCGCCTTACTTTTTTCCATCGGTGGCCTTTTTGATTCCATGTAAACTACAATTTTCCGAGATACATTTTCCGTTAATATCGACAACAACAAAGCCGCAACCTTCGCATATAACAGGAGCACCAAACTCATCGCTGTACTGGTCTGCATCCATCAAGTTAGCTAAGTCCTTGGTATCTTCTCCGAAGTGCTCTATTGAGCATTGTTGGCAAAAATCAGCCATTGTTATCCCCCCTCGCAAATTCGGACGCTGCTGACAAAATAGCTTCTGTTATGCTGCAAGCCTTATCCATGCTCCAGGCGAAATCGTCGCAATACTTAGACCAGTAGATAGTTTTCAACGCCACCTGCTTGAAAAGCTCTCGTCGCTCTTTTATATCGGCCTCCCTTTGAGCCATTTCATATAAAGCTTTTTGCTCGTTCTCTTTTTCTATGCGCTGCTTTCTATAGTATTCCGATTGAGCCTTTTCATGCTCCTTTAATTGCTCTACGGTTAGACTTAAAATGTGGTCGTATCTATCGCTCATTTCTCCCTCCCAATAAAATCCTCGAAGTCTTTGTACTCATGCCAAAATCCCGTACTATCTCTTTCGTCTCTCGCATCCCACCCCTTACGCATCATCTCGCGGTCGCGCTGTTGAAGCTCGGAGTCGGTGAGGAAGTAGCCAGGAATACTTTCACTCTGAGTCATTACAACTGGGGTATATTGGAAATTTTCCGTTTCATATTTCAAATCTTTACAATGAAATAATCTAATCATCCTACTTCGCCCCCTTACGCTTTATTCTAAAATAGTTACGCCATCGCCATAGCCATCGCCATAGCCGAAGCCATTGTTATAGCCAGAGCCATAGCCAGAGCCATAGCCATCGCCTGAGCCATAGCCAGAGCCATCGCCATAGCCATCGCCTGAGCCATAGCCAGAGCCATCGCCATAGCCATCGCCTGAGCCATAGCCAGAGCCAGAGCCATAGCCAGAGCCAGAGCCAGAGCCAGAGCCATCGCCATAGCCATCGCCATAGCCATCTACACTGACCATACAGGTACTCCTTCAATAATCTTTCTTGCTACTTCTGTTGCTGGAATAACTTCAATAACACCAGTAACTATTATTTTTTTATTAGGCGCAGGGAATTTACATGCGCTTACATTTTTTACACCTCTATTTGCCAGTTCAGATAGAGAGGCTGCACCTGACCAATACCAAAGCCTACGAACATCTTTCAAAATAACTTCAGTACCGTCTCTTGATTCTAAGTAACCTGCAAAAACTCCAGCTCGGTCGGCTCGAATAATTACATACTCTAGGCCAGCGCAATCAGTAGCAAATTCAACTTCACTGCCCTTCTTGACGTACTTAACTCCATTAATTTCTATTTCATTTATATTTGTTTCCATATTTCTCCTTAATTAAATTTAACTCTCGCCTTCTTCGGTTTCATTTTCATATAGCTAAAATCTTCTTAGATATTATTTTAACGCCTGGTATATTTACTTGGCCCCTGCTGCCTCGAACAATAGATCCGATCATAGTCATATTAGGCTGCAAATACTCAAGCGGAATTAGCTTTTTATCTTCAATCTCAAAATCGTAAATAGTGCGTTCATTTTTTACTTTTATCTCAACTACTCCGATCTTAGGTGCTACGATTTGCTCGGCTTCCTGCCTTAGTTCTTTAGCCTCATTATCTGATCCAAATATATCTTCGGCCTCTGCTTCTGCTAGTAAAGCTAATCGCTTTGCCTCGGCTGCTTTGTTCTCTTCCTCTTGCTGTCTCCTAGCTGATTCCTCGGCTAGTCTTTTTATTTCAGCATCAAAGACTTGAAGCGCAACCTTACCCTTCTCTTCTGCTAAATTTAACAAGTCATTTGCATAGGTAAACTTCGCTTTGATCCTTGCAGTCATCTCTTTGAGAGGTGCAAGCATCTCGGCTTCTTGAAGCTTGAGATTCTTGATTAAGTTCTTAACCTCTTTAGTATTAGCATGGAGCGCCTCGCGCTCTGCGCCATCTTTCGGCGTTGTAACCTCATAGCCTCGGTACTTTGAGACTATGAGATCTAGACCGCCTTGGATCTCTGTTGGTAAAGTGAATGTATTTTCTTGTTTGATTAGTTCCATTTATGCCGCCTCCGTAACTTCATCACTAACTATATATGCTGCAAGCTTTTCAATGTGTTGAGGAACCGCCCAGAGATCTTTACCAAGATCAAAGCCCCCTGCTTTAGTAAGTTTAGATGTTAAAGCTTTAATGTCGGTATAATCCTTACCCTCGAAAAACTTCTTTAAGTCATAGTGGAAGATTTGCTTCTTGGGTAAATCATCACCGCCAAAAGCTTTAGCGGTCGCCTCGGCTTGTAGCTGGTCTGCGCTTTTTAGGTTAGGGATAACTCGCTGTGGTTCTTGCCTCGGTAGTGGTTTCTTATCCCCTACTCCGTTACTAGCAGCGCAACCATCATCTTCTTCAGGTGCAATCCCTACGATAGCACTTAGCGAATATCTTCTAGCGTAAGTAATAGCAGATCCTACGCCCTGAGCATTAGTTCTATCTGCAAGCACTTCTAAAACAGATCTAACAAACTCACCCGATGAATGTACCAGTGTAGTAGTTACTCTCACCTTATTACCGTCTGATGATGGCTCTTGAATTATGGCTAACCCATTTGCTGTTAATGGCTCTCTAATTGCATGCCAAACAGAGGCTAAATCTGCATACTTTTTATTAAGATGCGGATTAATTGCACCCTTCTTTACTCCTTCAATAACGGCCTGAGCCGCACAAAGTGCCTTAGCTAGGTTAATAATTGAGTCGCTACGCTGCGCCCATGATCCTGTTGTGTTTTCTAATTCCATATTACTCCCCTTTCTTATTAAAAATTATCCCTGATAGCCGTTGTGCATAAGTGTTTCAGAAGAAACTGGTGGCCTCTGATGCCAAGATTCATCAAAGCAATATTTAGCTAGTTTGTTGAAAAATTTTAGTGTGATGGCATCCACAATTAATGCTGGATATGTGCAAGGTAATGAACTATAAGGCGCTCTAGCTGGATCTCCATGCTCAGCTTTAACCCCATTTGCGTATGTATCAAATCGAATAAAGCGATCTTCTTGCTTCTCGATTCTGAAGCTATACCCATCTTTGTAATTAATAGTGCAAATTGTTTTAAACATAATCCCCTACTCCTTATTAAAAATTTCTACTTTGATAATCCTGCTCGTCACTCTTTCTAATTTCCGTATGCCACTGACATTTATTGCATGGCCCCTGCTCTGTTACGTATTCGCCACAATCGCACTTGCTAACTAAATTTCTATTCCAGAGATCCTCGATTGAGTCCTGGAAGTAGCTAATCCATTCGGTCTGCTTAGCTTCTTTTGCTGTAGCTAATGAGTCTTGAAGTTTTCTTAATTCGTCTTGTGCGCCTATCATAAGGATCTCCTTAACTCTGCTATTTGAAGTTCAACCTTTTCAATTTCTTGTAAAATTCTTAGCCTATCATCGCCCTCGCGAAATCTAGGAGCTTGGAAATATCTAGAACCTCGAAACATACCAATTACTTTATATTTATTAGCCTTGAGCGAGCTTAATGGCTGGTTTGTTAGCATGTCGGCACAGCCATCGCTGCGCTCTATGACTAGAACTATTTTATTTTCAGGATCTGGATAATTAAATCTTGCTGCCCACTGTTCGAGTGTTGGTTGTACAATTCTTGTCATGTCGCTCCTTTATGCGTTTTACTTTGTACAAGTAAGGTAATAGTTTAGCTTTACATTGTCAAGTACTATGTATATAGTATTTTGTATATTTTAAAAATAATACCTATGGGCTAAAACTATGAGCATGGAACTATACAAAGGAATACAAGCCATTACTGGCATAGATACGGCCTACGCTATGGCGCAGGAAATGACAAAAAGAGGCTGTAAAATCACTACTAGCGGCTGCCAGGACTATAAAGCCAACGATGCGCCTAAGCGCATAAGGTTAGACGTTATAGCTGTTTGGCTTGAAATGGCTGCGGAGCATGGAGTACCTACCGAAACGGTCGTGGGCTGGCTGAAGAAAGATGTCAAGAAATCCAAGTAGTTATCTGTACATAATACTTTGTACATAGATTTTGCTATACTTTTTATAAGATATGAACGAATAATCATTCAAGCGAGGGAATAAACCCTTAAGTTTTGAAGGTTATTTAAGATGAGATTACATATTTTTTTACTTGGAATTACCGCAGCATTAGCTATAAGTATTTTATCCAGCTGTGGTGTAAGCGCTCGAATCGATTGGAATGGTAAAACTGGGGTCGACAATCAAACTGTAACTCCTGAGTTTCGCGGCGTTGGCTTAGAGAATCCGTTTACAACTGGTTCTAAGATTGAAGGAGTTTCACGCCGATGAGTAACTACAAACAATCTTTAATAGCTGAAATAATAGGCAGAGAATATTTGAGGGGGAAACATGGAACAAGCAAAGAATCTAGGAGCAATCGCACTTTGGTTAATGGGTCATCTAGCGTTTACAGTAGTAGTCAACCTAACGGCAATCGGGGGATATTACGTCTGGTCACAAGTAAAAGGGCCGATACAAATAGACCTTGCTCAAATGACTAGCGAAGATAAGCAAGCTTTAGCTAGTGCGCTTATAGATGACGGCTATAGCGTTCCAAGGAATGTTGAGGAAAAGAAAAGAAGAGGCTAATTTATCGCGCTGCTAGTTTAGGGCGCTTTTTATTTGATTAGAGTTTATTAACTTGGTAATGGTGAATTATGAAAAGAGCAATAGTTGGAATTCTCGCTTTATTATTAGTGCCTAGTGCTAGCTTTGCAGTAGACGCGATCCCTGCTGGCTGTTATGTAGCAGATTATGAACGTACCGATCCTTGCTATGGCGAAGATCTAACCTGGACGGATGTAGGCTGGAATAGCGCTAGTCGTTTTTCTGGCGAGCAAGATTTTAGAGATTATTACGGCTTAACCGTTGCAGCTATAATAAACACAGAAGCTTACTATGAATCTAGATCTGTCTCGCTAACTACAAAGGCAGTTAAACAAGATAAGCTAATTAAAAGGCTTAAAGCTAAATGTGGATCTCGCTGCTCTGGTATACGTTAGCGAGCCTGGATGACTTCATACAAAATGCTCTCGCTAGTGTTATCATAATAGAATCTTAGCCACCATGCGCCGATGGGCTTAGGTGGGAAGCCCATCTTCGCAACGCCCCAACCGCCCTGCCCTATTCCGAATTCATCTTTATATGATGGGCATTTAATATGCGTCTGTAAGTCTTGCTTAAGTGCGCCTGTATTTTTATCTAGTCTCTGTCTGCCTATCTCATTAAGCCATTGACTATGATTATGCCCAGATAAAAGAATGTCACAATCTGGAAAGTGTGCGCTTCTGTTGAAGCTATCGCCTATCTTTGCCGTTGAACTTCCTGCACCATGTTCATATCTAAGAACAATAGAAAAGCTCATAGGCTTCTTCTGTGCGCTGTTTAGCTTGAACTTAAAGATTATATAACCAGAATAGCCTCCGTTATGAATTTTGCTTGCTGTCCTATCGTTTAGAGCACCACAAAGCCTATCAATTAGATTAGTCTCGTGGCGATCTATGATCGCTTGCTCGTGATTGCCTGTAGCTATTAATACAAAGTTTCTAGCGTATGGCTGTAAGAAATCCGCGCCAGTCTTGACCAAAGAATCTAGGTAATTATCTACTTGATGCTCTGGCCTAACTGCTGACTTATTGGATCGCTTATCGTAGCGGCCCTGCATAGCACAAAAGTAATCTCCTGCGCTCATTATTACCGCATTACGCTCTAGAGCTTGGTCTAGATGTTTCTTTTGTAGACTGTGATCGCTGTGTGGATTATCCCAATGCTGATCTGAAGTAAGAAGCGCCCAAAATTCCCAATCTTTATTTCTAACAAACTCGGCATTAACTTGAAAAACATTCTTACCGATTTGATAGTGCGCCCAACCTGGATCGAAGGTTTTTAGTTTTTTCAATTTGTTTTTAGTTGTTAGTCTTTTTTACTTCCCAAAACTTACCGCCGAACGCCCTAGATAGATAATAGAAAGGTCTAGCCATAAAAGACCAAAGTGTAGGGCTATTTGCTATGTTGTCGCGTAGCTGCTGATCTGCCTCTTGCCTCGTGTGGTAGATCTGCCAAGTGCCTGAGCTATATTCATAATCGTGAATCGTGCAAAAAGGCGTTAAAGGATTATCAGGCGATAGACTAGCTAGCCCTACTCCGCATCGATCAACTGGATCGGCTGTGTTGTCATCCCTTAACGCCCATATTGTGTTATCTTCATCTCGATATTGTTTATCTGCTCCTAATGTAAGCGTGATAACTTCGCCGCCGATAATGATAAACTTTTGCATTACTGGTTTTTAAATTTATCTAAAGCAGATAAACCAAATGCCAAGACTGGAGTTAGCCAAGCTTCTGGGATTCCCTGTGAGGCTACGTAGACTCCGGCGGCTGCTACTGCGTGACGTAAAAGCGATTGAACGTATTTGTTTTTTAGTAGTTTCATATTGTCCCTTATCTAAATGTTGGATCTCTAAAAGCTGGATTAACTAAGCCGATAGGCTTGTTGGTAACTAAGTTACAAACGCCGCCGCACTTTTGGGCTAGTTGATAACTGTATTCGCTTGCGTAATATCGGAATCCGCCGCCCTGGTAGGTGCCATAATATTTGATACTCGCAATCGTCTTCCCATTCTTCGTTAGTGTCGCTTGGCTGTATTTGCTCGGTAATATCAACACAGGCTTTCCGGCCCTTAGATCTCCGTTGCCTTTGTTTTCTGAAAGGGGTTTCCATAAAGTATTCTTAGGTAATGAAGTAGATCCTTTGTCATTTGTTAAATAGAGTAATGACTTGATATAATTGGAATCGGCATATCCCTTGCGCTGTGGTCTAGGTGTCGGATCATTAGTTGCCCATCGTCCGTTATAACGTGGCCCCCAAATCATGAAATATTCGCTATTCGCGAATCGCGATTTGAGTGTTTCTACGTCTGCATCTTCTGCGGCATCTCCATCAAAGCTAAATGCAGATAGAGAAGATCTAGGCTTACCACCTCCGTGAATCTCATTAATGTACTGAGGTAGAACTGCGCCTTGTGGTAATGGTACGTTTACATAAGTAGCAGGAGGACAAGCCGCCGCTATAAGAGAAGCTAATCTTTGGGCTAGTGTTGAATTTAGCTTATGCTCACATGCTCCACTTAAATAAAGCTTAGTTTTTTGCGCTAGTGGGCAAAATCTCTTAGCCTGTTTTGCTATGTCTCCAAATTGAGACTCTTTAAAATCATGGGTATCGCTCCATGCTAATTGAATCCTAAGAAACGGTATTCCTTTATTGGCTAGTGCTGTAGCTAGCGGTAGAGCATCGCCGAATGTTGTAGCGAATAAACCTACGCCTTGCTTAAAATCGTGAGTTTTTAAAATCTCCGATTGAAACTTAGCGCCGCTTAAGTAATCTTGCCCAAAAGGAACGGCCCAAACTCTAGACGCAAATATGCTAAGCGCTAGAACTAGCGCGATTAAAATTCTTTTCATGTGATTAATTAATTACTTTGATATAATCGTCTATGTGATCTGCCGTAGTCGCTGGATCTGCATAGTGGTTAAAAACTAGCTGCGCGTATTGTCTCGCCTCTAGTGGTAAGAATGGTTTAAGCTTTTCTAAATCATCTGTTTTCTGTGCGATAATTAAGCGCTTTAGATTTCCGCTACCCCAATTATAAGCCGTTAAAGCTAAATCTAGCTTCTTAAAATTCCTAACTTGCCTCTGCATCTCTGCTAATCCAGCTAGCATATTCTGAAGCGGATCGAACGGATCTGGATTTGAGAAGGCCAGGATCTTGCTCCATTCCTTGAACGTGTCCGGCATTAATTGCATCAAGCCTTTTGCCCCTGCCTTAGATACTGCTAGCGGATTAAAACCAGATTCTTGCCTTATCTGTGCCATCATTAATAAATGATCGTATCGTTCCGGCTTCTTTGGTACTGTCATTGAGTATTTCCCTGTGTTGTTAATTTTCCCATGTCTATAGATCCCCCTGGAAATGTGCTGTGTAATTCCTGTTTAAAGGTCTGTAGAACTGTTAGGACTAGTATTAACAAGACAGCCGCGCCGATAACTCTAGCCATCTTTATCAAGCCATCGGCTAGGCGATCATAAATACGATCTCTAGCCTCTTGATCTGCTAGCGCTACGGTTGCCATTGTGTTTGCGCTCTGCTCAATTTTACCTAGAAGTTGAGTTTGTGTTTTCATCTCGCCCCCTAGCGAATCTAATTTTTGATCTAAAATAATTAATGTGCTCATATGATTTCATAAAAATATTGTGATTTGTTTAGGCTATGCGGTAAGTGAAATTAAAATAGTTCACCGATTTACCGTTTACGTTTGTCCAAGCTGTGCCTGCTGAATCTAGTTCGATAGTAATTACCGATGCAGCCGAATTTATATAAGCATTTCCTGTATAGGCTCTAGTTCCGTTATTATAAACAGTTAAGCCAGCTTCGCCCCAAATTCCGTTTGTGACTGTAGCAGCAGTAATTGGCGCTGAAATTGTAAAAGTAGTTGCGTTGCTTGTTCCCGATGTAACCTGCCTAACTCTTACGGTGCACTCTTTACCATTGCAAGCAAATTCATACATAGTGGTTGTCGGATTAGCGCTAAATCCTACTAGTGTAGGCGACCAATTAAACGCGCCAGGAAATCCAAAAGGCGAAACTGCCCTAGAAACATAGATAGCCGATATTGCTACGTTAGTTAGCGTATAATCCGATCCGCCTGTAATAGTGATCGTAGTTGCCGCAACTCCTACAATATAGAAATATTTAGTAGTTGAGTTTGTGCACCTTAATTTATCTCCAACTTGAAAGCGTAAAGTAGCATCTGTTGGCACTGTGATAGTTGTAGCGCTTGCATATGTCCATGACTCATTTACTGGGAACCAGCCAGTATCTAAGCTAGTCGTAGTCGTATTATTTTCAACTAGAAAGTTAGTTCCATTATAAAAGGCGTAATAGCTACCGCCAGCTACAATATCGCCAAACTGCAAAGCACTACCGTCTAAGCGCTTCATAGTGATAGCACCTAAACTATTCACGTTTAGTGTTGGAGTAGTCGAAGTTGAAGTAAATCCGGCTATAAAAGATACACCTAACCCTGCGGTGTAACTTGCTGGAGCTAATGTCAAAGATATAGTTTGTGCATTGGCTGATCCACTGGAAGTACCGCCATAAGTGTATGATTGATTTTGAATTATTGGTAAAAGCCCATCTATCAGACTTGCAATATCTGAAGCTGTAAATGTAGTCGTGCGGATCGTATCTGCATACGCCATAAAATATCTCTAGAATGTAAAAATTATAAATTTGCTGCTGTCGGATCGTTCTTGTGTCGCGGTTTAATTTCGCGGCATGTGATAACTAGTTTCGGGAAGTCGCCATCATAGTCGTTATTTAATCCAATGATCTGTACTCTTCGGCGTGTAGCCTCTTTGATATACTCGCCTTTCCAAATATCTACTTCTGTACCTGTATAAGTAATCGGTCGGCCTTTTCCTGAGCTACCAAAATATGAAGGCCCATGCACTGAAAGCACGTCGATTACATCCATTAGCTTTAAGTCTGTGTTGTCAAAGTAGCTAACAGTTATGTTAAAAGTTCTGTGTGTGTGTTCGTGTCTAAGAATGTAATATAGAGCGCGTGTAGTTGCTGTAGTAACATCGCCTATGAACTGCGTTCCGCTTTCTTCTAGCTCTCTTTTACCGTAAAGAGATTCAGAGTTTGTAAGTATTGGATTAGTTGATTTATTAACGACAACTACGCCGCTAATATTTGAGGCTTTGCCGCTTGCCTCCCATTGATCAAAGACTTGAGTGAAGTTTTTGCCGTACTCAATTCGGATATTGTTTATAACGGTGCTAGGATCGGTTTCTTCTATGTTGCCGATTTCTATTATATCTGCGTCGGTAAAAGTTCTAACTACCGATCCAGTGTTGCCCCAAGGCCATAAGGCTATTTTGCCATTAGACAATGGAACCAATGCACAGCACATTTCTTTTGCGATTTGAGATAAAAGATCTAGCCATGAGGAGTTACCTTCTGTAAAACCGCTAATGCTTCTTTGGTAACTACCACTTGAGAAAATTGTATAAAGACTTGAAAATGTGGTTGTGTCTATTATTCCACTAGCTGCCCAAACTGTGCCGTCGTAAGCATAGTCCAGTAACTTAGCAACATGGTGAGGATAGTAAATCGCCGCGCTTGGTGTCCCTGTGACACTTCCAGATACATCGTCTAAAAGGCCCTTGTTAATGCTAACAGCAACGTCCAACTCTGAAACTTTACAAGTAGTAACTTTTGGAGTTATTCGCACATAGGAATAACCCAAACCCTTTTCGTTTAAACTAGCGCTTGCAAGCGATTCCGTTAGAGAGGCTTTGAGGTAGATTAGCGGCGTAGTGCCTGTGCCGACCGTTGGTGGCCCTCCCTTTGTAGATCTATAGAAATATAGATCGCCGCCTGTTATAAAGCTGCCGCCGCTAGTAAAGTCAGTTGATGACGATCCTGTGTAGTTGCTTAATCTAACCCCTATCGCATAAATGCTATAATTCACATCGGCATCTATACCCACGCCCCCTAAAACTACGCCGTTATCAAAGTCGCAGTTTACATAAAAATCAGAAGCGCCCCTAACTTGCGTTAGGTAGTCGGCTTTGTTTACATCGAAGGTTGCTATTTCCTCCCAATCCGTCATTCCGTCATAGTTTAGGGCAGTAGATGGGGATCTATAGATAGTAAAATTAATCGTGCCTACTGGCGTTATAGCTACGTTATTTTGACCCTTACACCACCAAGAAAGGCCAGTTAATATTATGCCGTCGCTACCAATACCCCCTGTTTCGAAGGTTATTAAATATTCGTTTAGTCCGTTTGGTGTTGGGTAATTAACGCCTGGAACCGTAGTGGGCGCGCCTATAGGAAATTCATCATAGAGGCCGTTTACATATACCGATCTATAAACTCCATCGGTGTCTTTTACGTAACAGCCCAATGTCGATGGCGCTACTGTAAATGCACTTCCTATGTTTGTGGCATAAGCATACTTAGCGACTCCCCCTGTATTCTCTGCCCAATCAAGACTGTAGGCTGGCAAGATAGCGCTTTGATTAGTAAAGACAATCGGCAAGGGTTTTCCTAAGCTTTGGGTAGGCACTTCAAAGCCAGTAGATGCGAGATCTGCTGTGATTACAGCGGTGGCTATCTTACTCTCAACTAAAGAATTACTAACCGAAAAAGTTAACTCATTCTTACTCTTAGAAACGCTTTCAACTTTGCCTGTGTAAATAGCCGTCCAAGATGGAAGAGTAAGATCGCCTAGTGTGTTAATTCCTCTGTAGACTGTGACGGTCTGATTGATCGGAGTATAGCGATCAAAGTAGTCGAACACTCTACGATTCTCGCCTAAGCTTTCCCATTGATCGTTAATAACGATAGAACCAGATCCACTATTAGGTAGACCGTCTTGCCCTACCGATAAAGATAAACCGCTATAACTTTTTAATAACGGTAGATAAGTAGCATCGCCTTGCTGACATGGCCTATTTGTAAATTGTAGAGTCTTAGTTTGTGTCGCATCGTCTAGCCCTTTTATGACTATATCGACTCGTGCCCATGGTTGAAGATTTGCGGAGACTACCATTAAATCTGCTCCACAAAAGTCATGTTAATATCGTTCTCTGCTACGTTTGGAATCTCTATAGAATTATCTGCAAGATAAGCATGGAAGCCTTTTGTGCTTCGTAGAAAAGCTGCGGCTGGATCTAATACAACTACTGGCATAACGTCTGCATACTTCGCTATCTCATTTAAAAATGTTTCTTTAAGTGTATCTGTTACGGCTTCAACTTTTAGATTAACTCTGTGCTGTGCTTCTCTACTCCAAGCATTGATTCGAGATAGATCTAGTTGAACTGGCGCGCTCGGCTCTCTTCCAAAGTCTAAAGCTTTGCCGAATAAAACTTTACTGCATGGGTAGATCGACGCTGTTCCTGTGTTTACAAACTCTAGCCACCAATGGCGAAAAGCTGCGCTCTCTGTGAATACGCTAAAATAGTCCTCGGCGTTTGGCCCCATTAGGGTTGTTGTGCTTAGGTTGTCTAGCTGTAGGATTGGGGTGGTAATATATTTAGTTGTTAGATAGGCTTCTATGGCTTGTCTATCTGAGACAGATAAAGCTGAATTAAATATTATCTGCTCACATATATAACCGCTCCAATTTTGCGCGAAGGTTGTCATTCTTCCAGCCGCGCCAATGGTGAACATATTTAATGTCATGGCAGCGACATCTTCATTAAACGCACTAATTACATTAGATCCATTAGCATAGATATTAACCGCCGTTCCGCTCGATACTGTGCTTATAATTGTTATTGAGCTTAGCGCGGTATCTGAAGATGTAGTGCTCTTATCTAATCCTGCATCATCCCTTCTTTCGTAAGATATTTTAGAGTTTGCGCTAAAAGTTTGACCGTTCCATATTAACGGCGTTAGGCTTGCTGTGCTTCCGAATGTTGCAAACTGCGCTGAACTTGTAGTTAAAAAACTCTTAACTACTGTAATCATTGTAAATGCTTTATCCGTTCCAGTTACAATAGATGCAACCGAATTCGCGCTCAAATAATCATTCGTCCCATCAAACACCAGCGCACGATTGCCGTTGATGCCGGCGTATTGGGGGTAGGTGGTGGTGGCGATGTATGTCGAGGAAGATGCGGCAGATCTAAACTGTGCTCTGTAAACTAAAATGCCATTAGTTGAGCTAGTTGTGGCTGTGTGGGTAGAATCTGCATCACAAATACCAAGATAGCAATAAAATAGAGTGCTTGTTGCGGTGAACCTAACGGATACATCATACCAGCCATTACCTAAGCTAACTATATCCGCTATTACCCCCACCTCTACCGTCCCCTTTGCCCCTGTGCTTAAATTAAACCATGCTAACTTAGAGCCGCTATTATTGTATACCAGACACCAGCTCATACCTGCGGCTTTAACGGTGAATTTAGTTTCGTACTCAACTCCAATAACTGGCTTATGTACCTTTGTGCTAATTTCGTTAGCATAAACAGATCTGCTAGATCCTGTTGTAGTTGGATAAAACAAGAAAGAAGCAGTACCCCCGAATGGATCAGTTTCTCCACTGGCGACTAGCGTTGTATTTCCTTTCGCCCAATATGCGTTAGCAAAGCTTTCTGAGTATAGAACTAGATTCTCGTTAGTATCTGCCCGACTCAATAACGGCCTATTCGCCGCAGTCCCTTGCGTAGCATGATAGTTATTTCCGCTTAGATCATTCCACTGGCTAACCGCACCGCTTGAAGTTGTTACGCCACGATTCGGATCAAACCATGCTGTAGGCGTTAGCGTACTTGGTAGCGTTGCGCTTTGCGTTGAGCCTCTTAACCTTATTCCTGTGCAGTCGTTGCGATGTAGTAACTTAGCCCTCATTAGAGCTATGAAGTTAGCGGTCTTAGTTGTAGATGCGCCGAGATCGTAATTAACTGTCAAAGTATCTGTTGAGCTTGAAGCTAACTCGAAACGATCCGATCTAGATCCACTGTGTAAATTAGCAATAGGTCGCGTTGTACTTGCTGTTAAATTCGCGGTGGCTGTGGCTGCCTGTGGTATAGTGGCGTAGCCAAGTTTGAAATTGCTCAACCCTTACACTCCATAAATTCTGCTTTGATATAATTGTATCCAACCCATGCGCCGGATCTGTAAACCATGCGCCTAGATATTGTCGGCATCGCTGTACATCTAACGTGTAGAAGTCGTAAGCTGTTTAGTATGCGATGTTCGCCAACTGTGTAGAGGAAGAACTTATGCACGTTCCAATTTTCTATTACTCTGTCTGCGAAGATCTGCGCGTTAGCGTCTGAAACTCCAGGCCATTCAAGGCTAATCTGATAGCGGCCATCGGCTAACCTGTAGCATCTAGATCCGCCATCCTCAGTCATTATCATGCTGTTGTCTGGCTTCTTTATTGAGTAGCCAAAGTTTGCATCAACGCCTGGATTCCAAGCCGTTCCATAATAGACTTTGCAAAATTCTCTAGTAGTTGCTGCGCCGCCTGATATTAAAAACTTCCAAGTCCTCTTAGCTGATAAGCTTAAGCCTGTAGTAATATAATCAAGAGAGTCCGGCCCTCTTAGAGTAGCACTAGCAAAACTTGCATCTGTCCATACGTTCGAATAAGTGCCATCTATGCCATCTGTCGCTGCGTCAAGTGCTATAGATGTTGCACCCTGCGCGATTAGCTTGTAAGCATTGGCAACAATAACGTGATCTACTGCGGTCGTAACTCCTACGCCTAAATCTGATTGAGCGTTGATAGCTCCGCTTGCTCCTGCGGTTGCGCTCGCGTACTGATAGCGCTCATTGTAGATCGTATTTCCCCATGGCCTATCATCTGAAAAAGTTACGCTTTGCTTTCTTACCTTCGCATCGTATTGAATTGATGGGTAAGAGAGATAGAGGTTAGTCACTTAGTAAGTTGCACCGCTACTGCTAGTTAGCTTCCCATATTGATCTCTATAAACTCCGGCTGAAACTCTTGTAAATTTATGATAACTTTTAACGCCTGGGGAACCTTCTTTATATGCCGATCCTGAGTCTACGCTATTACTACTAGGCACTGGCTTTCCTGCTAGCTCTAAGATAGCTCTTAAATCTGGGCTAATAATCACATCGGCATCTACTACTACTTTTCTGCTTTCTTGAATAAGCTTATCTAAGCTTAATAGCTCATCTCTAATGCTGCTCGTAGTTTCTGCAAATGGGAATTTAAGATCTTGAAGCTGTGATCCAATCTTAACTACCAAATCCGTCCCTGCGTTAGCAATCTGATCTAATGAATTAACGCCAGAGTTTTGAAAGGCGATCATTAGCTCTTGTACTTGGCCTGTATCTGCACCACCGCCTAATAGCTGTTGCGCTAGATTGTCGATACTTGTAGCACCTGTATTAAGTGCTGCCTTAGCGATATTCTGAAGCGCTGTAACTGAGTAAGCGCCGCCGTTAGCGCCTAGATTTCTAAACTTATCTAAGTTTTTCTTAACATCTTTACCACCACTAGCTTCATCTATTTGGTCTTGAGCTTGTGCGAATGTTTTAGATCCAGCTAGAAAAGCGTCTAGCGCTTGCTGCTTCATATCTCTAAAGCTTACGTTTAGCGCCTTAGCTGCTCTCTGGATTAGATCAATGTTTCCTGCAAACTTCTTTGCAAATTCATCTAGTCGGCTTAGTGGAGTATCTTTAGTCGCTGTGCTTGCTAGTGACTTGGCTAGATCGTCTTTAAGTTTATTAAGCTTAGTTAGATCGTCGAATCTTGCTCTGCTGCCTTTTCTAACGTCCTCGGCATATTTCTTCTGAGCATCTGTAATCTTAGTTTCTAGCGCTCTATCTTGATCTACAATCGCCTGGAATCTCTTAGCGTATTCTAAATCGCTAATCTGATTGCTTGCTACTAAAGCATCTAAATCTTTAACCGCGCCTGAGTTTTGAACTTTGTTAAACTCTGCAAGTATAGAAGCTCTTATTTTGTCGTTAGGATCTGTTCTTGGCCTTGAGCTTGTCTGCCTTGGAGCGCTGCTACCGCCTCTAGATCCGCCACTGCCCGATGTAGCGGCCTGAGTTTTAATAACCGCAACATTATCCGGTGCTACACCGTCTTTAGCTTGCGCGATGTTTGCGCCGACTGCGGTTAGCACCGATTGGGACGCATTGGCTAATTCTGAAACTGATTTAATTCCGGCGGCTGTCATAGCTGCCATTATTTGCTGAACTTGGTTAGCTGCTATACCAAACTTATTAACTAGAATATCAGGCATTTGGCCTAGCGTTATGCCTGTTTGCTCTGCCTCTATTCCGATAGATTTGATAGCACCTAATAGCTGTCTACCGTCTGCGCTTAGTGCTGCTCTAACTGCTGCGCCTAAATTATCAAAAGCACTAGAGCCGTCGATAATTCCCATTAATTGTTCAAGCTGATTTTGAAGATCTAATACTGATAGCTGACCATCAAAGAAGGCTTGATACATCGACTGTGAGAGAGTATCAAAGCTTTGCCCAGTCGCCTCAATAATCGCGCTCATTTCTGAAAGCGTAATATTATTATTAGCTAATACAACACCAAGATTAAGCCCTTGATCTGTTGGTAGTTTTAACGCTGTAGTTAAAGCATCACCTATGACAGTAAATTGAGCCTGTGCATCTGCACTCATTGTCGAGAAAACACCGCTTAATGGGTCTTGATTGCCTGAGAAAGTTAGATCTTTAAATACATCTGCAAAGAAGGCATCGGCTTGTTTTCTTGCTTTATCTTTGGCTGAATCGCCAAATACAGAATCGATCATGCCACCGCTAAGAACATCAAACGATGCACCGATTGGCCCCGATAGAGTTAGTAGACCGCTAATTGATTTGCTTAAACTTACTCCTATATTCGAGAGTGAGTCAGCAACCATTCGAGCGAATACATCACAAAATGGAATTCCAAATTCTGCACCAACTGCGGCCCCTGCTGAGCTTGCGGCATCCTTAATGGTATCTCTATTAAATCCGTTCTCTAGTCCATTAGCTACGGCATCACCAATGCCAAGACCTAATTGCTCTAGACCACCTGCTGACATCCCAAGAGATCCGGCAACATCTCCACCAAATACACTATTTAAAGCTTCTGTAAAATTTTGCTTTAATTTATCGGCTGGCGATTCGGAAGCTACTTCTGCTAAGTGCTTCTTATATTCCTCTACTTGCGCGTCTGCATCCTTAAATGCTGCTGCTTGCTCTAGCCCGATAATTCTATTTAGATCTACTGCTGATTGTCCGGCTTTCTGCTCTGCTGACATTAGCGTGGACATCGCCTTATCATATTGAGCAAGCGTGATTATGCCGGACTTCTGCGAGCTTATTAGCTGCTTAACTTTAGAATCAAACTCTTGAAGCCCTTCGATTCCTGTTTTTAATTGATCACCTGAATTTTTAATCGTGTTAATAAACTTCTTAACATCTTCGGCTGCTGGCTTTAGCTTTTCGCTCCAGCCTTTTAAATTATCTTCTGCTTTCTTAAGATCTGGCCCATAGGTTTGCTTGGCTTGGTCGCCTCCTGCTGCTATTGCTATTTTTAGCTTCTCTATCGCTTTAGATTCGGCCTCAATATCTTCTTTGCTAACTAGAAACTTATCGACTGGCCCTAATTCTTTAAGCGCTTTTCCTGCATCATTTAGTTTCTTAAGTGCCTCTGTGTTATTTTGAACTTGAACTATTGCAGTAGCATCACCAAAAGTTATCCCCTCTTTTAGCCCTAATTGAACTATCTTAACGCCGTTAGCAAAGTCGGTTAATGACTTAGTAGCAAATGGGATAGCTACGCTTGCTAAATCAGAAAAAGCTTTAGCTAGTGCGCCTATAGAGCTTGCAAACTCCGGCACATTTACTTGATCTAGAATCTTTTTAAATTCATCAAGTGAGTCATTAACATTTTGATTTTGTGCTAAGGATGAAGCAAAAGAGTCTTTAAGATTTTCAAATCCAGCGGATAGCCTTTGTACTCTATCTCCTGCATCATCTTCTACTTTACCAAGCTCTTTATTCTTATCTATTAAAGCTTGCTGTATAGCTATTCTATTAGCTTCAATTTGTCCGGCTTCGTTTAATCTATCTGACGTTACGCCGATTGACTTAGCAAAATCCTCTTGTGCCTTGGTTAAGTCTACATGAATACCAATAGCCTTAAGCGCTCTATCGTTTCCTCTTAAAAGAGAGTCTGAAATAGTAGCAAAAGAATCTTTAAGCTCTCCACCTGTTACTTCTGATAATGCTCTAGCTGATTGCGCTAATTGATCATAAATTTCAGGCTTAATTCCAGCTAGCAAAAGCTCGTTAGCTTGCTTCATTAGATCGAAGTTGCTAATCGTTCCGGCCGTTGCTGTTTGGAGCTTTGAGATTAGAACGCTAGAAGTAGCTCCAGCTTGTGCGCTTAATTTAGAAAATGATTGTGTAACATCATCAACTTGAGAACCCCTAGAGATTGTTGAGATTATTCCTTGAACGGTCTTAAATGAGATAACGGCGGTTGCTGCTGCTGTAACTGATGCTATTAAAGATTTTTGAAATCCTGTTAAGCCTTCGCTTGCTTGCTTAGAGCTCTCACCTACGCCCTCAACTTGCTTCCCAACTTCTCCAAGTATTTTAGCCGCACCCTTGCTATCTACCTCGACTATAATCTCAATTTTATCCTGGCCGTTACTAAAACCCATTAGTCATGCCCTCCGGCTACTGTAGGATCTGGGCTACCGCCATCCCATTCTTGTACCTTCATCTTGCGGCCCATCGGCTCACCTTTTAAGCCCATAGTGGTACGCATCCACTCCATCATCATCCAGTCTGCGATCTGTTTAACTTTTGATAGGTCTGCATCTACTTGTGCTCTTTCATTGATAAGCGCCATGCAAAGATCGAAAAGCCAGTTAGCATGGTTAGCCATGTTTTCTGATTGGCCAGATCGGATCTCTGGTTCTATTGCGTTTAGCCAGTCGGCTACTTCGTTATTGATTGAATTTGGTGTGGTGGGTGCTTCTGTGAATTTAGAGCCGCCCTTCTTTTTGATTTCGGCTTCTATTAATTCTTCAGGGTCTTGTGGAATGGGCTTTGCTGAATTGGAAATATTATTTGATAGTAAGTTAACTGCGGCCTTGAGATCAGCTAAATTTATTTCTTGAGTTGTCTCCATTGCGCGTATGTTATCTCCATGTCTAAGTGAATTTTCGGATCGTCGTAAAGCCCTAGAGCTTCAAACGCTTGGCGCTGTGTCGCCGGATCTTCTGTACAGTTATAGAGCGCTTTTGCTGTGAGAAATTGATCCACCTTTGCAGATAGTTCCGCATCGGTGGCCAGATCCTCAACTGGGCATCCTTGATCTGTGAAGCACATAGGCAAAAGATCGTCGTCTTTGTAAAACCTCATGCACTGAGCACATTCTAAGTTTGGATGCTCTATTAATAACTGCTTTAAGCGGCGGCTAAGTCTATAGCCGCGCTCTCTTTTTTTGGGTCTACTACTTCTTCATTCTTGGCATTTAGTGCACCAAAGAATCCTTGGTAGATAGCGGCTGCTAGCTCGGAAGTGATCGCACCTTCGTGAATTTGTTCTAAGCTAACAGACTCGCCATCATCAATAAGGTTATCTACTGATAAGACGGTTTTGAGTATTTCGCTTAAGCCTAATTGCAAATCTTTCCCTAAGTCTATTTGCAGCTTCGATAATTGATTTTGTTTTAAGCTCTTAAATTTTAATCTAGCGTTTCCTGATTGTGTTTTTAGTACAACCACTACACTAGGTTTTTCTGCTACTTCAATCTCTACGGTCTTTTCAGTCATATTTCCTTATTGCCAATATTTAGTTGCTCTTGAATTAATTACATTTATCGATGGATAAACTGATGTCATTCCTGATGGTACCGAGGTGGCCACAAGCGATTTAAACCTAACTTTTAGTGGGTTTTCTCCTGGGTCTGTTACGTTGAAATCTGGATCGGTTACGATCTTTAATCTCGGTAACATGATGATAAACATGTTATAAGTTGAGCCAGAAATGAGGTCGCCTTGAACTACTAGATCGGCTTTGTATTCTGTCCCTGCGTTTACTGCTGTGAAGTAAGTTAAATCCGCTAATGTCTTAAATGTGACCATTAGCTCTGCGCTAAATGGAGGATTTCCAGAAACCCTAGGCGCTCCGTATCCGGTAGCACCTCTGATTTCTCCTACTAACTCACGATCTTTGATTAGGTTAACTTCTGCTTCGGTAATTGCGATTGCATCACCGTTTGCTAATGCAGATCCGGCCTGTGCGTTAAGTCTAACGTAGTGCGCTGGCCTGACAACAAAGTTTTTACGTCCTGAAACTTCAGTAGCGGAGGTAATGTTTGCATTAGTGAAAATCGTGCCTGTTATTCTTTGCTCTGTGAAAAGCAAATCTATGGATGACTTCATGTAGTCGTTAGGGTTGAGCTTGAAATTTAGCTTTGTGCAAACGCCGTTGATGTACTCAATAACACTTGCTGTATCGGGTGCTATGCCTAAGTTGATAAAGTTTGTTATCGATGTTCCTTGGTGTGTGAAGCTGTGAATACTTCCCGATCCTGTTACTGCTACTGCTTCTTGCCCAAAGAATGGAGCTAGAATAGCAATCCCTGAATCGTCGGATCTTACTGTCTTAGTGATAGATACAGTCGGCTTGTAATCGCCTATGTCGCTATCTTGCTGCATTGATAAACCAGAACCGATTGGAGATTCAGATAGCTCTGTTAATCCTCTGCCTTGGTTAATATTATCTACTTGAACTTTTTGCCCTGTGGATGGTGCGATAACTGTATCAAATGTGTTTGATAAGCTGATCGCAAGGCCAGTGTTAGCGCCTGTAATGGAAGCCATATATTATTCTCCTGAGAAACTTAAATTTGTTTTTGTGCTGTAAAGCTGTACTGACCGCGTATTACTTTTCTTTCTAAGATCGCGGTCTGTGTAATCTGTGGTGGCCCTTCTTGAGTTTTGTAAAAATCAATCGTGCCGCCCCATGTGTAGCTAAGGTCTGTGTTTACTAAATCTATTAATGTCTCTAGCGTGTCTCTGACATCTGTATAACTAGAGCCGTCTGCTTGATGTTCAAGCGTGTATCTAACGTCAACCGTGAAGATCTGGTTAGTTCCTGATCCACCTGTGATAATAGGGTATTGAGTCGCCCTCGTTACTAGGTATTCAAAGAAATTAATTCTAGAGCCGTAAGCTAATAAGCTAAGCTCATACTCTGACTGATCATTAATCTCGAATGGATGCGCCTGATTAGTGATAGCTAATATAGTTGCGTTGTTCCAAATCGATGTTACCCAAGCTGCCTCAATCGCTGCGCTAGTGGTCAACGATTAGCAACCATGAAAGATGCTCCAGCTTTTTGCTTGCTGTCTGCTGTGCTTGAATTGTCTGAAGCATAGCTAAGTTCTATCTTCTTTAAATTACCGCTATACTTTTCATGATAACGATCCGCTCTAGCTGCGAATCTATCGCCCTCGGTTGTTATCTGACTCTCTGCACTCATAGCGATGCAAAGATAAGCTAATGTTAAAGCTAACTTTGATTGGCTCTTAATGTTTGCCCATTTAAGGCCAACTGCTTCAAGATCTATCTTCATCTGATCGGTTGCAGCGTCTAGAATTGCTGTAAGCTGGCCGTCCGTTAGATAACTTGTGATCTGTGGGTAAACTTCTTTAACATCCGCGATAGTTAAGCCTATGCTATCTTCTCCGGCTTTCGCCCTTGAGATAGTAAAAGATCTAACAACTGTTTGCTTCTGCCCTGCGGCCTCTGGGTAGTAGTTTATTGCCTCCCAATAAGTGTAACTATCAGTTGCACTAGTCGGGCTAGGATCTTCTACTGCTGTAAAGCTATAAGTATTTAAGAACGGTGCGCTAGTTGCTCTAGTCCAACTAGATAAAGTTTGCAGCGCGTCTGTCCCTGCTCTAGCTTCTTCAAGCGTTGGCTCTGAATCAAACAGGTAGATAGTCGGTGCTGTTATGCTTACAATTATTTCGGTGTTCTCAACGTAAGAAGTGAACCCCCTAGATATTGCTTTTCCGAATATATGATCTGTCATTTTTTGCTATGCTTTTTCTCGCTACGCTCTGCTATAATTCTTGCTTGCTTGTAAGCTTCTTCACTTGAAATCTGTTTGCCGTACTTTTCGTTATGGTCTTTGATATTCTTTGCAGTAATATCAATGGCTATACGGCCTTTTTCATAATCTGTTTTGCTCATGCGGCTTTTTTCTTTTCTTCAACTTTTGAATTAAGTACGCCTTTCTTTAAACGCTCATTTTCAGCTTTTAACGCTGCTAACTCTTCGTCATGGCTACCGATGCACCTTTCAAGCTCTTGCTTGATTTCTGCTAGCTCTACGTCTTGCTCTGGCACATAAAACTTAAGAAGCTTGAATCCTCTTTTAAGATAATGCTGAACTCTTGAAGCTGCTTTATTACTTCCGATAAGTTCAAACTGTGCTAAGTGTGGAGTATCTGGATAATATTGACCGTCTGGCTCTCTGTTATCTACGGTCGTACCAAATAACATATATGGTACTTGATAAACTCTGTCTCTAATTCTCTTTGTCGGTGCTGTCCAAGTTTCTAAAAGTGAATCCCACTTGCTCATAATTTTCTATCTAATTTTTGTAATAAAAAAGGCGATGCCGACAACATGCCAGCACCGCCCATTTATGGAGTATCTAAAAACCTTAAGTATCTGATTTCAAGAAACAACCAGCGGAATCATTCCACTCGGTTATTCCATAGTGTAGGTATGAATTGATTTCATAACCAAACGATGGATTCCCTGCGCCCTTCGGTATAATCATAGTCTTAACCTGTGGTGCAAAAACTCCGGCTAATGCGATAGCTGGATCAAATACCATCTGGTAATCATCTCCACCGCCAGTAGCAAAGCCAGAAGATGAAAATACTTCACACCCTGGTAAGCTTCCGATGTGTCCATTTGATTGAACTTCAGATCCAGGAGTACCAAGCAAGGACAACATAACAGGTAATGTATAGACACTAGCTGCGCTGTTCTTAAGCTCTTTCTTGATTGCGTTTGCTGACTTTCTTGAGATTATCGCGTTAGTCTTAGTAGTTACGCCTTCAGTATTTTTAGTACATTGGTAAACTGCGTCTAGAATATCATCTACAAGCAATAAAGCCGATGCGGTTACTGAGTTAGAGAAGCCAGAAGCTAAAGCCAAGATAGCTGTATCGATCTTACGAGCAATTGCGCTAGCTTGTTCATCTACGATCTTCTGTTCATTAACTCCGATAACATCAATAGACTCTACTGATAACCAAGAACTGACTGCCTCTTTGATGATAGTAATATCCACTGAGCTAGTTTGGTATTGTGTGTAAGTAGAGAAAGATGCTGCTTCTGAGACTGTACCGCCTGAAGTTAGATAGCCGTCTTTTCTAAGTGTAACAACATTGGAGCCTAAGCCCCCTGCTGTTTTCTGTTGTGCCCAATCTACTGCATAGATTTGAGGTAATACGACTGGTTTCTTTACGAAAGCTGCTGAAATTGCGTTTGTGTATAACTTTGCTGGATACGCTAATCCGCTTGTAATGGTTTCATTTGCCATAAATAATTCTCCTTATGAGATCTGTAAAATTTGTTTAATTAACCGATGATGCCTTTAGCTTGTAATTCAGCTATCAGGGTATCTAATGCGATGCCTAGTTTGGTCGCGTTGTCGTGATTTGTTGCTGCGATTCTTGAAGCGCTTGAACCTGTAACAGACCATCCGCTATAAGAAACTCCTAGAGTGTCTAATGTGCTCTTATGGCCAAATGCCAAGCTAGCGCCGATATGTGAAGTTGCTGCGAAGGTTACTACTTCGTTAAATGTGGTTGACATAAATATCCTTTAAAAATTATCTGCGGCCTAGAACGCCACTTTGTAAAATCTTCATGCTAAGTTCGCCTCTAACGGAGGCTGGCAATGCGTCTTGCTGCGCCTCTGTCATGTTAGCGAACTGCTCTGCTGTGATCTGTGAATGATTGCCGTTTGTGCTTAGGTTATTACCTAGCCCCTGGCCCGACTTAGTTGTTGGCTTTGCCCATGATGGTTTCTGATTAGCTAACCAATTCACAAAGTCGTTAGCATCCATCTTTTCTGATGGCTTGCCTTCTCTATACCTAATCTCGCCTTTATCATCTTTAACTAAGATCTCGCCCTGCTCATTAATATCGCAATATTGGCGTATATAGTTCTTAATGTCTGAATGTGTATCGTCATTAAACTTGTTCGCAGCTAGCCCAAAGACTTTATCAACTAAGGTTAATTCTCTTAGCTTTCCTTTTGCTTCTTTAGCTTGTGCTAGCGCTGCGTCTATAGCCTTCTGAGATTCCGATCTAATCTCTGACTCTTTAGTGGTGAATAACTTTTCCCACTCTTCTTTATTGCCGCCAGCTTTCTCTTTCTTGAGTAGTTCAAGCTCTGCCAATCTTGCGCTTACCGATTCTGGATCGCCGTACTTCTTATAAGATTCTAGCTGCTTTTCGTAGTCTGTAAGTCTACCGCCTGTTAGAGTGTGCTTTTCGCGTAGTGCGTCAAACTCTGCTTTGCTTACTGTTTCTGTGGCTGTCCCTGCGCTGTTTGCTTCGCTCATTTTACTTTCATTCTTTGTTTTATGTCTTTAATCTGATCCTTAGTTAAGTAGAACCATCCGAAACGATCTCTAAGCACTCGTGCTTTTTGCTGCGAGTTAAGCACTTTCTGCTTTTTGCCTAGCCCTGGATATTTCTGACCATCTAAGGGAAGAAAATTAATAATTCCGCGCATCGTGTCGCCAAAATCTTGAACGATTGTTTGCATCGCCTTAAGCGTTAATCTGCTAAATGAGAAATCTTTATGCGAAGTCTGTAATCCGGCATCTGATCTAATCTTTGACCAATGCTCGCTATAGCCGCCTTCTGTACCTATCGCTACTCCGGCTTGTGTATCTGCCTTAAGCTTTATTTTAGCTATTTCTATAGCTGTGCTTAATTGTTCTTTGTTTCTAGCCTTTATTGTTGCTAATTGATTATTGGCGTTAAATGTAGAATTAAATTTAATCCCCACCTTTCCACCCCATTTCTTTAGCTGCTCTTTCGTCTAGAGCATTCCAATCATGCCGACAATTATAACCGCCGCCCTCTGTGAATACGTCTAATCCATCCGGCGCATCTGGATCGTTGTTTAGGTTATCTATTTCTTCGCGTGTATAAATCGGCGGTGTCTTGCCTGTTAGTACATGCAAACAAAATGGCCTTGTTACTTTGTCTTTTGGCCCTAAATACAAAAATAGATTTAAGCCTAATTCGCTTGCCTTGTTACCGCTTACTGTACGACTAAAACTACTTAGTAAAGTATTAACCTCTGTAGTTACTTGGCTCTCTAAAACATCTGTGCTTTTATTTAATATCTCTTGCACATTTATCGGTTGCCCTCCGATCACAGATCGCATAACACTAGAGCCAACATCATCTATATAAGGCGATATTAGGTTAGTTACTTTGCTGTAATCGTAGTTTATTAGAGTTTCTACTAGTGCTTTATCAGCACCACTAAAAACGCCTTCTAAGCCTATAATTGAATATCTAGTAGCTATGGCAGATAATTCATCTCTGTAAGCACTTCGTATCTTTTTAACTTCTTCTTCTAAGCCAAGATCGATTAGCCCCTGTTGAAGTCCTCCGATAACACTAGCGGCTTCGGCTGCGTCCATTCCCTCAAGATCTAAAATCTTTGGAATATAACGATTAAGAAACTTAGTAAGTCTACTTACGAAAAGATCTGTGTTCTTAGTTCTTATCGTGTCTTGTGCAACTACCGCACGTTTAAGCTCCTTGCCTATATTCCGCATCATCATAGGGTTAAGCCCCTAGTTGCTTAGCTATAGGATCGTTTGCTTGCTGCTGTGTGTCTTGCTTTACGTTCGGCCCTGCTTCAATCTCTGCAACGGCTGCGGTAAAATCTTCAGGATCTAGGTTTAGCTTCTTAGCTGCTTTTGTTACGGCTGCTTTTGTAAGCGTCCCGTACTTCTTAAACTCATCTTTGAACATATTCCAGACCATGCCGAACTGTGCAACATCATCTTTTGAAATGTTCTTATCTAGCTCTATCTCACCGTCGAATCCGCTTTGACCTTTAAACTCAGCATAGATGCTAAGTGCTTGGTTTATCGCGTTCTCAATATCGGTTAATGTCGATTCAACTAGAGCATAAGTATTTTCTTTCTCTTCGTTTATAGATTCAGCACTTTGACTAACTCTTGAATCTGCTGGTAATAGCCTCAACTGGTTTAACCCAATCTTGAAGATATTATTTAAAGACTCTTCTATAGCCCTTTCGTGGCTTGATAAATCCGGTGGCTCTATCGTGCTAGCTGTTCCATCTCTAGGCAAGAACACCCATGTAGTTTCGCCTAGCGCGTTTACTTGCTGTTGATCTGCGCCGTCAATCGCACTTAGAAATATCTTTTGATAGCCTTGGTTGTGTAGGATATTATCTCTAGAGCTTCTAAGATTGTGGTATCTTAAGCACTCTTGATTAACATCTTTTAACCAGGATACATCTTCAAGGATAATTAGAGGTATCCTAGAAACATCTAGAGGATCTACCCCTAGCACGTCCCATTGTTGCTTATCTGGATCGGTTACTGCTCCAAACTCTACGATGTTACCGCCATAAGTAGTTACTGCTACTTGGCTACCAACTTGCTTATAAGACTTACTGTAAGATCTTTGTTTAGGCTGATCTGTTTCGCTTTGCCTTGGCTCGGTCTGAGTATATTCATACCTTAGCCAGTTATACTTCCCTGGCGCTTCCATTGGACTCATGTCCCAATCTTTAACCGCTAATGGGTGTATAGAATGGAAATATGGTCTAACTCCTAGTGCTAACTCTTCTGCCTTGGTCTTAGCATTATGCTTAGTCGCATCGACTAGAATTGCTGCCTTGCCGTAAAGAAGATAGTCAACTGAGAAAGAGTTTTTAATGAATGAATAGAGGCTGTTTTTCTTGCCGTCTATATTATCAATCTCATCGCCAAGCATCTGCTCAACTTCGCTAGTGTCTGGCTCTTTTCTAAGTAAGAAACTAACGATTAGGCTTGTAACTATCTCGGTAAGATTGAGGTATCTAGTACGCCTTGAACGTCTTAGAAAGTGATCTTTAGCGTTCTGATTCCCTGCTACTTCTTCAATCGCATGTGGCCAGAATATCCTAGAATCTGAGCATACAACATTATATTCAGCTTGATAGAGATCCCTAGCTAGTTCCCACTCTTCGCGTCTAGCTCTGTAATCTGGGTGCTGAAATAACATTAGGCTCTATTAACTCCGTAAATTCTTGTAGCGTTTGGATTCTCAAAATCCTGGTTTTTTGTCTCTTCAAAAAGCGCGTATCCTGCGGCCTCTCCAAAGTGTGTGACATCTTCGCCTGGTGGTTTTTCTACTTCCCACTGGCCATCCTTAAGTCTTGTCTCTTGGTAACTTCTAATCGTGTTCCTGCATCGTGCGTCTATCTTGTAGCGCTCGTATGCAAACAATCTGTTGTGCTGGTTAAGCCTATCTTTAACTAATGGGTTAGCTTTCGGCACTTTGATCGAGACTGACCGGAATCTGTCTCGCAAATATTTTGCAATGACGTGGTAGTCACTACCCTCTTCGGCTGTTCTGTGTGTTCCTGAGTAGCCTGACCTATCGCCATGAATATCAATATGCAAATGACCAAAACGATCAGGAGGAACCTTAACAAGGAAATCGGCAAGTGCGTCGAGTAATCCCCTAGCATTTCCGTTAGCCTCGTTAATTTGCGTATAAACTTCTCTTCGATAGTTTAAAATCTGCTTAGATGTTTTCTGCATTAACACCCAAGATAGCGGCCACTTGTTAAAATCCCACGATAGAATCAAAGGTAGATTCGGATCTATCTCTGTGTTCTGAACTACTTCGCGTGATTCTCTAAAATCCCAATAGGCTGTGCCCTTTTGGAAAGGCATAAATAAGCCCTTCGTATAGGATACTAGCTTTGCAGGATCGTGCTGTAGCGTGTGCTCTAGCTTAGGTAGAAATCCTTGTGGTAATCGCCAGTTATCGGCGGTTTCTACAATGATTCTTCTAGCGTTGTTCTGTTCGTCTACTCCTTCCGGAAAGTTAGCTAGCCTTTCCCATGCGGTCATTCCTTCCGGCGTACCCTCAAATAACCTTTGAAGTCTGCCAGCTTTCGGGCATCTTACGCGCCCTGTTAATCTCTCAAAAACTAACTGAGGGAATAGCCCAGGCTCGGTGCATCTTGCATGTGAGATATTTTCAGCTACTAAAGTATCTGGCCTCTTTGCCGACTTAAATCTAATCGTGTGACCGTTAGATAAAGTAAGCTTAGGTCTGCCCGATATGTTTAGATCGTAGTGCTCCCCAGCTTCAAGCTTGTAGTGGTCTTTTAAAACCTCAACTAAAGTAGAGATTATCGGATCTTCAATCTGTGCGAATGTCGGCCCGACTACCCATGATGTAGGACTATGTTTATTTTCTCCAAAACATAATTCAAGATCCCACATCGTAGCGCCGTAAGTACCGCCCGATCCGTAGCCTTTAGTAATATGAATATCCCTAAACGGCGTGTTAT